CGCGTGGTGCCGTTGCTCGAGGCCATTGGCATCATCGCCGACCTCTACCGCGCGCCGCTGGCCGTGTATTGCCAGGCGTGGGGCCGCTATGTCCATGCCGAGCGCCGCCTTGCCGATCTTGGCGATGATGCCATGGTCAGCACGACGCCCTCCGGGTACAAGCAGATCGGCGTCTGGCTGCAGGTCAGCAACCGCGCCGCCGAGCAGATGAAGACATTCGCCGCCGAGTTCGGCATGACGCCGAGCGCAATCAATCGCGTTTCCGGCGCTGCCGCGCAAGGCGACCTCTTCGGATTCGGAGCCGATGCCGAAAAGCCACAGGGCGCCGCGCGCTTCTTCACCTAAGCGCCTCCGCTACCCCCGCGACCCGGCAACGCGCTACGCCCGCGAGGTCGTCGCCGGCAAGCGCATGGCCGGCCCGCATGTGCGCGCCGCCTGCGCGCGTCACTTGAAAGACCTGGAGCAGGGCGACGCCCGCGGCCTGGTCTGGGATGTCGCCGAAGTCGCCGACGCCATCGCCTTCTTCGAGGAGGTGCTGCGGCTCAACGGCGGCGAATACGAAGGCGTTGAGTTCAAGCTGCTCGGCTGGCAGAAGTTCGTCGTCGGCAGCCTCTTCGGCTGGAAAACCGCCGACGGCCATCGCCGCTTCCGCGTCGCCTATGTCGAGACCGCCAAGGGCTCCGGCAAAAGCCCGCTGGCCGCCGGCATCGGCATGAAAGGGCTGGTCGCCGACGGCGAACCGCGCGCCGAAGTCTATGCCGCCGCCACGAAGAAGGACCAGGCCATGGTCCTCTTCCGCGACGCCGTCGCCATGTGGCAGCAGTCGCCGGAGCTGAATCGCCGCCTCAAGTCGAGCGGCACCGGCGAGAACGTCTGGAACCTCGCATACCTCGAGCGCGCCGCCTTCTTTCGGCCAATCTCGGCGGACGATGGCCAGAGCGGGCCGCGCCCGCACATCGCGCTTATCGACGAAGTACATGAGCACCGCAGCAACACGGTCGTCGAGATGATGCGCGCCGGCACCAAGAGCCGCCGCCAAGCGCTGATCTTCATGATCACCAACAGCGGCGCCAGCAAGACCAGCGTCTGCTGGAGCTACCACGATTACGGCGCCAAAGTCGCCGCCGGCGTCCTGGAAGACGACACCTTCTTCGCCTACGTCTGCAGCCTGGACGCAGACGACGACCCGATCACCGACGAGCGCTGCTGGCCGAAGGCGAACCCCAGCCTGCAGGAAGCCGACCTTCCCGGCATGAAATACCTGCGCGAGCAGGTCCGCGAAGCGCGCGGTATGCCGAGCAAGGAAGCGCTGGTGCGCCGGCTTTGCTTCTGCCAGTGGACCGAAGCAGAAAACCCGTGGATCTCCGCCGATGTCTGGCTCAACCGTGGGCAGGAATACGACTGGCAGGAACTCAAAGGCCGCCGCGCCTGGGCCGGGCTTGACCTCTCCAGCACCACCGACCTCACCGGCCTGGTGCTCTGGATCGAGCCGATCGCGCCCGGCGAACCGTGGCGCCTGGTGCCATTTTGCTGGCTGCCCGACGAAGGTCTGCAGCGCAAGGAAGAAATCGATCGTGTGCCCTACCTGGCATGGCGCGCAGCGGGCTATCTCGAAACGACGCCTGGCCGCGCTGTCAGCAAGCTGCAGGTCGCCATCCGCCTGGCGCAGCTCGCCGAGCACTTCGACATCCAGACCGTCGCCTTCGACCGCTGGCGCATCGAAGACTTCAAGGCGCTGGCCGCCGACAACGACATCGCCCTGCCGCCGCTCGAGCCGTTCGGCCAGGGCTACCAGAGCATGAGCCCTGCGCTCGAGGCGATGGAGACGCACCTGCTCAACGGCAGCGTCGCCCACCCGCAGCACCCGGTCCTGACCTGGTGCGCGGCCAATGCCGTCGTCCAAAGCGACGCCGCCGAAAACCGCAAGCTCGCCAAGGACAAGGCGAACGGAAGAATTGACCTGATGGTCGCCGCCGTCATGGGCGCCGGCCTTGTTGCAAAGCAAAAAACAACCGAAGAGCCGTCATTCTGGGAAAGTGAAACCGCGTGAAACTACTTGATCGCCTGTTCGGACGAAAATCCGCGCAGCTCACCTATGACCAGGTGGCCGCCCTGATCGATGGCGGTACCGCGTTATCGGTTGCCGGCGTCGCCGTCACGGCCAGGACCGCCCTGCATGTGGCCACCGTGCTCGACTGCGTGCGCGTCATCGCCGACGGCTGCGCCACGCCGGATCTGCACATCTACCGCGAAAAGTCGGACGGCACCAACGAGCGCGCCATCAACATCCCGGAATACCGGCTGTTGTCGCGCCGGCCGAACGAATGGCAGACCTCGTTCGAATGGCGCCGGCAGATGACCCTGCACGCCGCGCTCACTGGCGCCGCGCTGTCGATCAAGGTACGCGGCGACAACCGCCGCGTGCGCGAGCTGATCCCGGTGCAGCCAGGCAAGTGGGACGTACGCAAGGTCTCGCGCTACGAAGTGCGCTACCGCTGCTGGGACGATTTCGGACTGATCGGCGAGTTCGGGCCGGAAGACGTATTCACGCTGAACGGCCTGCAGTGGGACTGGATCGGCGCACTCGATGTCATCCGCCTGGCGCAAACCGCCATCGGCCTGTCGATCGCCACCGAGAAAAGCCAGGCCGGCATCCACGCCAACGGCCTGCGGCCGTCCGGCGTCTACACCGTCGAAGGCACGCTTAACCAGGAACAGCACGACCGCCTCACCGGCTGGCTCAAGAGCAAGGCCGGGCCCGACAAGCTCGGCACCCCGCTGGTGCTCGACCGCAATGCCAAGTGGACCAGCACCGGCATCTCCGGCGTCGATGCCCAGCATGTCGAAACGCGCCGCCTGCAGGTCGAAGAAATCTGCCGCGCCTTCAACGTTTTCCCGATCATGGTCGGGCACTCCGACAAGTCTGCCACCTTCGCCAGCTCGGAAGCCTTTTTCGCCGCCCACCTCAAGCACACCCTGGCGCCATGGCACAAAGCCTGGCGCGACCGGATCGACGAAATGCTGCTCGACGGCAGCGGCCCGCTGTTCGCCAAGTTCGACACCCGCTACCTGACGGCCGGCAGCATGAAAGACCGCGCACAGTGGGCGCGGAACATGGCCGAAATGGGCATTTACACGCGCAACGAGCTGCGCGACGAAGAAGGCAAGGACCCGCTGCCCGGCCTCGACGAACCCCTTACGCCGATGAACATGACCACCGGCACCGAAGCAGGAGACCCCGACAATGAAGACCCACCGGCAAACTGAACGCAAGGTCGTCCGGCCGCTCGAGCGCAAATCCGCCGAGGCCGGGCGCCGAGAAACCCGCGCCTTCTCACTGCAGATCAAGGCCACCGGCGAAGACGGCACCATCGAAGGCTACGGCTCCGTCTTCGGCGTGCGTGACAACTACGACGACATCATCGCCAAGGGCGCCTTCGCCGCCAGCCTCGCCGAGCACAAGGCCGCCGGCACCATGCCTGCCATGCTCTGGCAGCACAGCGCCGACGCTCCGATCGGCGTGTGGACCGACATGGTCGAAGACGAGAAGGGGCTCTACATCAAGGGCCAGCTCGTCATGGACACCGTGCGCGGCAAGGAAGCCCACGCCTTGCTCAAGGCCGGCGCCATCAACGGGCTGTCGATCGGCTTCATGTCCAAGCAGTGGGCCTACGACCGCGACACCGATGTCCGCACGCTGACCGAAATCGACCTCTGGGAAGTCTCCCTGGTCACCTTCCCTGCCAACGAAAAGGCGCGCGTCACCAACGTCAAGTCGATCGATGCCATCGAATCCATCCGCGATGTCGAGCAGGTGCTGCGCGATCGCGGATTCAGCAAGACCGAGGCCGTGGCTTTGGTCGCAAGAATCAAAGGGCTGGGGCCGGGCGATCCGGTGCAGTCAGGCGGACCGGGCGATCCGGCGGCCGAGCTTGTCGCTGCTTTGAAGCGACGCGGATCGGCGCTCGCGTAGAAGCGACCGCCACTCAATCCGGCCGCAATCGGCCGCCTTTGGAAAGGAAACAAAATGGAACTGAAAGAAGTCAAGGACCTGATCGAAGAACAGGGCCGCGCCTGGGAAGAGTTCAAGAAGACGAACGACGCCGCGATTCAGGCCAAGGCTGACGGCAAGGCCGTCGGCGACATGGAAGTCAAGCTCGCCACCATCAATGACGTGCTCGACAAGGTGCAGACCAAGCTCGCCCGCCCCGGCGCCTTCGGCAATGCCAAGGACGACGGCGAGACGCCGGAAGCGGCCGAATACCGCCACGCCTTCCTCGACTGGATGCGCGCGCCTTCCGACAACGAGCGCCAGCAGAAGGCCGCATCGGCCGCCAAGGCACTGGAAGCCAAGTCCAAGGCCGAAGGCCGCGAAACCCGTTCGGCCCAGGTCATCACCTCGACTGGCTCCGCCGGCGGCTTTGCGCTGCCGGAACAGATCGAGCGCCAGATCGCCCGCCTGACCGTCGACGTCTCCCCGATCCGCCAGCTCGCCACCGTGCGCATGGTCGGTACCTCGGACTACAAGGAACTGATTGATGTCGGCGGCGGCGCGTTCGAGTGGCTGGGCGAGGGTGACACCCGCAACCAGACCAACACGCCCGACCTGGCCGAAGTCGCGCCCACCTTCGGCATGGCCTCCGCCAAGCCGCAGGCGACCGAAGAGTCCCTGGACGACCTGTTCTTCAACGTCGAGCAGTGGCTGATCGACTCCGTGTTCGAGGCCATCGCCGCCGGTGAGGGCGCCGCCTTCGTCTCCGGCAACGGCACCAAGAAGCCCACCGGCTTCCTGGCTGGCCCGACCCCGGTATCCACGGCCGACTCCAGCCGCGCATTCGGCACGCTGCAGTACATCGCATCGGGCCAGGCCGCCGCCATGCCGACCACGCCGGACACCTTCTACGACATCGTCTACTCGCTGCGCGCCCGCTACCGCGCCAACGCCAAGTGGGTGACGAGCAAGCTGGTGCTGGCCGCCATGCGCAAGTACAAGGAAGCCACCACTAACGCCTACATGTGGCAGCCGGGCCTCGCCGCCGGCCAGCCCGACATGTTCGCGGGCTACCCGGTGGTGGAAGCGGAAGACATGCCGGCCGTCGGTGCCGGTGCGTTCCCGCTCGCCTTCGGAGACTTCAAGGAAGGCTACCTGATCGCCGACCGCGTCGGCATGCGCATCACCCGTGACGAGATCACGGCGCCGGGCTTCGTCAAGTTCTACGTGCGCAAGCGCGTCGGCGGCAAGCTGCGCAACACCCAGGCGATCAAGCTGCTCAAGATCGCCGCGTCCTGATCGAACCGATCAGCCATGAAACGGCCCCTCCGGGGGCCGTTTTTCATTGGAGCCCGCAATGCGCCTGAAAGCAAAACAGGAGTTCACCTACTTCCTGCGCGGCGTGCATCCGGTCACGTTCGCCAAGGGTGAAGAATTCGAGACTGACGACCAGGAACTGGCCGAAGTCTCACAACGCGAAGGCTGGGCAGAAGCGGTAGACCCTGCTGCGGTCGACGCCCCGAAACCGCCAAAAACCACGCGCCGCAAGGCGAAGGAATAAATCATGTCCCTCTCCAACGCCTCCGAATCCGATGTCCTCGACGTTGTCCTCGAGGGAACCGACCCCGCCTGGCGCGCTGGCGCCACCGGCTATCTCGCCCTCGTGACCGGCGCCTCGGTGGATGAGGCGAACCCGCTGGCCAACGAGTGCACCTACACCGGCTATGCCCGCATCGCGCAGACCAAGGCCACCGCATGGAGCGGCAGCGGCAACACGCGCACCAATGCCAACCTGCTGCAATGGGGCAAGCGCACCGATGCCGGCGCCACGCAGACGGCCACGCATGCCGTGTGGTGCGACACTGCCTCTGGCGCCATCAACATGGCCCTGATCATCCCGCTCAATGACGACCTGCCGATCTCGCTCAACATCCGCCCGCAGATCGAAGCCGGCGGCCTGACGGTGAACGCCGAGTAAAGCATGGGCTTCAACGGCGCCCGCGATCTCGCCCTGGCTGAACAGGACGGCCGCACCCACTTCTGCAGCTTCCGCAAGGTGCCGTCGCAGGCATCGACGGCGCTCGGATGGGTCGACCTGTCGATGGCCGCCGGCAATCCGCTGCCGCAGTATTACGCCGCCAGCCCGCTGGAAGCCGCCCGCCTCGAAGGCATGCGCGGCATCTTCCACGGCGACGACAAGGCGCCGAGCACCATGCACCTGACCGACTGGAACGTCGTCACGCCGACGGCCAACTGCGTCGGCCGGCTCAAGGCGCTGCGCTATGGCCTGTACTACCCGTTCATCGACGGCGACTCGCTCGACCAGCAGGATCTGACCAACGATGTCGCGCCGCTGAACCCGCCGCCGCAAGGCTGGAAGGTGATGATCGTTGCCGTGGCGCCGACGGCCGGCGGCGGCTCGCTAACCTTCAAGTACATGCGCAACGGCGTCGAGAAAACCTCGCCGGTCATCGCGCTCAATACCGCCGTCGTCAATATCGCCAGCATCGCCACCGGCGACCCGGCAGTCGCGGCGGGCGGCATGCCGTTCGCCAGACTGGATAACGGCGACGAAGGCGTCGACACCCTAACCAGCGTCACCTTCGTCGCGCCATCCGGCGGCCTCTTCGCCTTCGTCCTCGTCGATCCGCTGGCCGACATAGCCACCCGCGAGATTAATACCCCGGCCGAGAAGAACTTCGTCCAGGCGCACCCCGGCGCGCCGCGCATCTACGACGACGACTACATCAACTTCATCGGCAACTGCACCGGCAGTGTTGCCGCCGGCATCTTCGCCGGATTCTGCAAATTCGCCTGGAGCAAATGACATGGGCTTCACCTCGCACGACGACCTGCTGACCCAGCTTTCCGCCGGCAAATACCTGCGCGCCGAAGGCAGCAAGATCACCAGCCCGGCGCACACCGCCGGCGGCTGGCACCTGCTCGTCGGCAATAACGGCATGCCGAACGCCGGCACCTTCCCCGGCTCCTCGCTGGCCTGGCAGCAATGCAGCGAATCCACCGGCGACGGCACCACCATCATCGGCCTGCAGCACGGCGGCAACCCCGGCGGCGCGGCCACCAAGCACCTGCTGTCGATCAGCGCCAACCTGGTCGCCGCTGCCGGCGCACCGTGGCAGGCCAAGCTGGTCGACCTGATCGGCTACTACAAGCTCTCCGGCGCCGATGTCACCGGCACCGGCGCCCGCACCCTGACCGGCACCCCGACGCACCGCTACGGCAACGGCGACGGCGTGCAGGCATGCATCGTCTCGGTCACCGCGCCGACGGCCGGCGGCCCGAACGTCTCCGCTTCCAGCTTCACCAACGCGGCCGGCACCGCCTCGCGCGCCTTCCAGGGGGCGCCGTCCTGCGGCGCCGC